ACTCGGGCTGTTGTTTGGCAGTCTTCACAGACCAGCGGTTCAGTCATTGGTGACACCTGCACCGTCTACGGGATCGTTTAACAACTGATAGAACGAATCTAGGTCGGGCAAGTTCGGCAACCGTTTGTAAAGCGTGTCTGCCAGTTCCATTGAGCAGGACCGCCAACGATTACGCGATGCTTGCATCAACTGAAAACGCAGTGTCCATTCGTCAACGTATGTTTGCAACATCTCTTTTTCAGTTCGTAGAAACGCGACGGTGCGTTCCATTTCTCGAATCTCTGCGATAGCGGCTTCGGGTTCCATCGGGGGCTCCTATTTGATTTGTCGGTATTTGCCGTCACGGTATACCAGCGGTGTGGCTGGGATCGTGTCGGATTGTAGTTGGCGTCGTTCTTTCCATGTGAGACCGCCCCAAATGCCGTAGCACTCCAACTGTGTTGTCGAATACTTCAGGGATTCGGCGAGACATTCGGGACGGACTACGCAGGTGGCGCAGACTGCTTTGGCTTCAGCAATTCGGGCTTTGCTGAATCGTTCGCCCGGTTCAAATATGAACAGGGTTAGTTCCATGCCTTTACAGGCGGCGTGATCCCACCAGCGGTCTAGCACAGTCTCCAAGGCTTCCATCCACAACCTCCACCTTCAGCGATGTCGGAATAGAGCAGAAATGCAAAACGCAGGTTCAGGGTCGGGTCGCTCATTGATTCTTCCATGGGCATATTGAATAACTGTTCAACATAGGCGCGATGGATTTCGTTGATTTGGGCGACACCGTGGTCGTGACCGTTGAACGACGGATGGGTGTAACTGACGTTCTGACAGCGAGTTTCTTTCCAGAGCAGGCGACCCAACTTTTCGAGTGTCTCAGGGTTGTTGGGCCAGCCGACAGAAATGGCGGTCGGGAACCATTCTTGACAGTGAACCTCGGACGGTACGGATACGACGGTCGTTGACGGTTGGGTTGTTGTTGTGGTAGTGACCGCCGTGGTGGTCGTTGTTTCTGTAAGTTCCTCAGCGCGGTCCTCAAGTTGTTGGGGTGTCAACATCCCAAGCGTGACCGTTGAGGGCACAGGGAGAGTCTGAAAGGGCTCTGGGTTGCCTTGGACGCCAGTGATCGCCCATAAAGCACACAGGGCGTAGGTTGTAATGGTGATTATTGCTAGTCGTTTAAGATTCATTTAGTCTCCGATGTTAAGAATTCAAGGGTTAAGGCGATGCGGTGACGCGCTAAAGCGACCGCACCTTTGGCTAGATCTGTTTCAAGTTCGGTCAGTATTTCAGTGAGTAATCGACTGCTGACATTTGGTTTAAATGGTTCAATTTCTGAATCTCCTACAAATTCAGGAAGAATGTAAATCTGTGAACGGCCGCGACGGTCCTTCAAGCGGCACACAATGCCTTCGCGATGAAGGTTAGATAGAACGCCACTGATTGAACCGTGATGAAGTCCAAAAAGGGTCCCTAGTTCGTTCCATGTTGCGCCTTTTTCGCGTAGATCAGCAAGAGCGATTAGAACGGCCCGTTGCCGTTTAGATGTTGTTCCGTCGCTGTCTTGGCGTTCGGCGCGTTCTTTACTGGTCGTTGATCCTGACCAGCCCGAAGTGCCTGCGTAAGGCAAGATCGGTTTTACGATCTCTTCGGGAACGCCAAATAGGGATAGTTGCATTGCTTTCCTCCTGCGGTCGGGGTCCACCTATTGGGGGACGCACTTGGTTGCAGTCATTTGACCGAACCTAGACCCGAATGTCAAGCCATTAGGCAAATATCTTGGCAAACGCCTTTTCTATAGCGATTTGATTGTCTGCCATATTTGGTGCCAATTCGACGTGAGTCCAGTCGCCACCGGGTGTGCCAGCGTTCTTTTGTGGGGTCCATGCTTTCCATGCGTCGCGGTCGCATCGGTAGCCACCACCGTATTTGGTGAGGTTCGGGATCGGGCAACCTACGCCGTCGTAGCAGTGGATCTCTTCTATGCCCAAAATGTCGCGGTGGGTGAACAGGAATTCGACCATGGCTTTGCGTGCGTCTGCGTTCTGTTTGGCGGTCCCTTTGCCTTTGAGGTCTACGGCGCGCCATGTTGCGTGAACGCTTAGATTCGCTGATCCGCGCATTGGTCGGTTGGCGTAGATACCCAACGATTTCATGCCGAAAAGGTATTCCATGAATTCAACAAACCGTTTCGTACCGGGTCGTTCTGTCGGATGGTTGCCGTCTTTGTTTCCTGTGTACGGTCGACTAGTCATCGTCTTTGTCCTTGTCTTGTTTGTCTCGTAACCCATTTGCCGAAAGCAAACCTAGCAATCCCCCCAAAAGTACAGCGAATGACCCACTGACGATTTGAAGCATTTCGGTGTCATTGGGCGATGGCTCCGCTGGTTGTACGACAAAAACAAGTGAGTACAAAATTGCTACCATTGAAATGCCAAACACCATCGACAACGTGACGCCAACCATCAAAACCAGTCGGGCCTTAATCTCTGAGTTAGTTAGCCGTTTTTTCATGGGTTGCACCTTGGGGCTGTTGGTCGCTCGACGCAAGTTTCACGGGTTCTGTCGTTGCATGAGGTGATTACGAAAGTCATTGCAATAATTAAAGCGGCGGCGATAATCAGGCTTTTCATCAGACCAGCCCAATATCTTCCACTAGAAGCAATGCTGGAGCGGTTGCATTTCTAGCCAAAACTGGCGCACCAACGACACTGTTTGCAAAAGCGCAACCAACAAAGGTGTACGCCGCAGTGGTAACGATTGGCAGAATAACGACCAAAGTTAAAGCGTTGATGTCTTTTTGGCCAGCAACTTGCGAAAGGATTAGACCCGAAGTTGCTTGGGCACCTGCGGCGTTAGTTTGTCGAATGTTGAGAGTAGTAGCAGATCCTGCGGCAACAGTTGAGGTTTCTACTGCGGGTTCGTAATAGGTGAATTTGTAGAGGCGTCCCGCTACACCGTTGAAACTGACGGTCATACCTGTTGCGATATTATTAGCGACGGTCAACGCATAGTTCACCGTTGACTGTGCTTGGGCCATGATTCCGCGAGGGAACCTGTTTTGTTGTGACGCTAGGAGCGTCTGGCCAGTAGTGAAATCTACGTTTGGGTTAGGCATTTTTTCTCCTTAGAAACCTAGTCGGCTTCGATCAAGTACACCGTTGACATTGCTGTCAAGTATGAACATCTCATAAAAAACGTGGGGCGACAGGTACACCGTATAACGAGTTTCTGCTGGTGTTCCCGACACAGAGAAACCTTCCAAGGTTACATATGTTGACGTGTCAGAACCTGCACCGGGTACGCGATATTTCATCGGGAAACCGCGCGTCGGAAAAGTAAATGCGCCAGTAGACAAATATATGAAATCTCTAATCGCAGTTTTGTTTGAAGCGGCGTCGCTGAAGTCAATTTCAAAACTCAGCACGTTTGGATCGCTTTGAACATAAGCAAGCCATGACGCCAAATTACGGGCCTGAGTGCTTGAACTGTCCACAGTAGTGATCTGATAGCCCGACAACCCGTAAGCGGTCTGACTGTCAGTATTGTTGCCAAATTCGGCTATCGCTACGCCAGCGGTGGTTTCTGAGTTAAGAGACACTGAGTTCATAAAAGAGTCAAAAGCGTTGATCCTTCGAATGTCCGTGTACGAAATTGAGGTGCTTGATGAGACTGTTGGATCAAAAGCAACAGAAGTAGTCGTTGCTGAAGCGTTAGATCGCGATATAAAAAACATTCCCGTGTTATATGCGATGATTTGTCCGCGTTCCGTGTTGTTCAGCAAATTAAGACGGTTCAGCATTGACCCGTTATATGAAGCCGAACCTGCAGCCGTTGATTGATATGTGCCAGCGGTAATCACACCCGGTGCATCAGGCCGTGAGTTTGTGGCTTCTGACTGGATACCTGTCGTGGTTTCTGTGTATCCCGCATAGTTCTGCAACAAGTATTTGCCTGCCTGAACAACTGCGTCTTGGCAAGTGATTGTTGCAGTGGATTGCCCTGTGTTGCCGGGGTAGTCGTTATATGTAACACCTATGACTTCGCCAGTCAAAAGTCTGTAACCGTTAGCAAACAAGATTTCAATAAAGGTTCCGCGTGGAAAATTAGCGATTTCGTTTGCTTGGTTCTTAATTGTGATCTGAAAAGACCCGCCAGCGTAGTTGTCATAAAACCTTTGGCGGCCTTGGAAACCGCTGAACGATAGAACGCTGGAAGTAAAAGAGACACTTGGCGAACCGCGTTTGAATTGCCATGCTTCAGCGGTCATTGGACGCTCACAGGTATTTTGCCCACGTTGCGGTTATAGGACTGCAACGCTCGAACAACCTCATTGGGGTCGGCTGATGTCACCGTAATGTTGACGGTGCCACCGCCACCTAAAGCGTGGTTCGGCGTGATGTTGCCCGACGACGACGGTGTGAACAACTCAGGGCCCTGCTCACCGACAAGATAGGAACTACCGCCCATAACGGGACCGCCAAGGGCTTTTGGAGGGAGAGGGCCAGTTATACCTTCAAGCCTGAAAGAGTCGTAGACGTTTCCGTCCATAGACCCGTTAGCAAGAAATGTCGCTAGGGCTAAAGCGGCTGCTGGACCTTGGGTTTTGAATCGAAGCAAAATGTCTTTAGAAGAAACGGTGTCTATGCCGCCAGAGATTGCCGCTAAGGCGGTAACAAAGTCAAGGGCTTTTTGTTCATAGGCGTCAATGTCGGCTTGGGCACCTGAACCAAACGCTTGAGCGGCCGCGGCTTCTAATTCTTCAAGATCAATTTTTGCTTGGTCTAACGCAACTTCTTGTTCAAGGTTGTCGGTTAAAGTTTTCCATGCGGCGTCCACATCAAATAAGGCTGTTTGCGTATCACGTAACGCACTGTTAAACGGCAGAAGTGCGTCTAGTCGGGCTTGCTTTATTGCTGCTTTCAATCCGTCCATGTCATCACGAGCCATCACCATGTCTTCAGCAAAAACAGGGATGACTTCTTTTTCATCGGAGAACAAACCAAAGAAACCGCCAATGGCATCAGAAGCAAAACCAGTGGCCTTAGTCAAAAGATTAATGCCGCTCAAATTTTCGGTGATCCAAGTAACGCCCGGAATACTTTTGAACATGTCTCGAATGTCAGTAACTGTGCCAATTAAGTCGCCAACGGCAGACAACGCTGGAACCAAACTTTGACCTATGGAAAGCGAAAGATCATCAATGATGTCTTTGAGTTTGTCCATGGTGTCACGGAACTCTTTGGCTTTTTTGAGTTCGGCAGGATCAATAACTTTGGCATCCGAAACATTGCCCAAAGCGGCAGATAGATCGTTAGCGCCCATCTCGATCAGAGTGGACATTGACTGCCAGCCCTTGCCAAGCAGTTGGGCCGCAACCTTTGCTTTTTCGGCTGGGTCCTTAATACCTTTAATTCGTTCGATGGTGTTTAGGAATGTTGCGTTGACGTCTAAAGAACCGTCAGCCAAATAAACGAGATCAACGCCGAGATCACGCACTTTGTCTGGGTCTGCACCAATGGTTTTGTTGAGGCGACCGATAGCAGTTGAAACGGCGTCAATCGGTATTCCGATGTCGCCTGCGACTTCCATGTATCGGGAAGCATCCTGAATGGCTAACCCTGTTGAGGTCGCAAACTTTTCAGCACCTAACGCCAAATCTTGAAACGCTTTAACACCGTCAGTTGCAAACTTGGCAAGGGCCGCGCCACCAGCAATAGCAAACGAGGCGGCGTTGGCTTTGACCGCATCAAGAGCGGCGGTTGATCCAGCCTTAAATTTGTTCATGCCACCTTGAGCGTCGGCAACTGAAGTTTTGAAATTACCAAAAGCGGCTTTGGCGGCCTTAATACCAGAATCGGAAAACTCTGTGAGAATCGGAATGTTGATTGCCATTAGCGGTTCACCTTCATAAGTTCTTGATTCGCTTTAAAGATTACCTCTTTAACAACTGGCTCTAAAGCCTTTTGAAAGTCTGGAATCGCTTTTTCGCCACCAGCCCAAACCATGCGCGACGGACCGCGACCAATCTTTTCGTTAAGAACACCAGCAAAGTTTGGGCGAGCACGCGGACCACCACGGCTTCGATTGCCACTTTTGCCAGCCATGTCTGCGATCGCAAGGGCCGCGCCTTTGGTGCCGACAGTGATCGTTCCGATGGTTTCATATTGGGCACCTTTCGCGATGTTGCGTTTGCGTGCTTTTCGAGTGTTCGTCTTGACAACAATGTTGCGCGTCTGACCGTTCTTCCACCCGGTACGCCACTGCCCATCCATGCCACGAGTAGGCGACGATGACGGCACTAATGGTGTGATTGCGTCAACGACAACTTGCCCAAGTTTGCGGATCTCTTTGCCGTAAGCACGACGCAATTTGGGGTCTATGGAATTGATTGTACGCAACGCCTCTTTAAGGCCAGTTGGTTTCAAATCAATTCCAAGACTCATCGCTTGTGTTTCGCTTTCTCGTTTTCCTCAACCAGTAAGCGAACCATCTCATCCACAACCGACGCTGGACATTCCATCAAATCCAGTGGACTGATGCCTGTCCTTAACGCCAGTTGCGCTATCAGGTTGACTGCGCGTCCTGCTTGGGTTTCTCTTTTGGGACAAACGTGATGTCCCCTACCTGATTGAGCCACTTGGGAAACACTTCGACAACAGTTCCGTTACTGCGGACCGCGTCCCATGCCAGCCAAGCCAAAGCCTTAAATTTCATGTTTTCTAGAAACTGCCCGACGGAGAGTTGAGGATGATGATCTTCCCACCTGCACGCGACACCGTAAGTGATCGGCGCCTCGTGTGTTTCTCCGTCGAGCATCTCTACTCGTAACGTCATACCAATCATGTCGGGTCCTTTGTTTGTGTTGGTTAGATCAGGCGACTGCGCGAACCCAAGTGCCACCAGTGCCCGTGAGGGTCATGGTGTCAAGTGATCCGACAGTGCTTGAGACTGGCATATACGACGAGATCATCATGTTGGTGATGGTGAAAATCGGGTTTCCGGGTGCGGCCACGCCAGTGTCTGGTGCAACGATGACAGTGGTGTCGCCGTCGCCGATAAGGTCTTGCAAATATGCTTCAACTGAAGATGCGCCGTACTCCAAAAGGACAGTGGCTGAGAGGCTCACGGTTTGGAGCCCCGCGACGAACTTGTGGCCAGTAGCACCCATCGTGGTGGATTCGAGGCTGTCGTAGCCCACTTCAAGGGTAATTGAACTACAGTTCAAACTGATGTTATGTGTGGCCACAGTGAGTTGTCCTGAGCCTTGGTAAACGATTGCCATGATGTTTTTCCTTTTCTAGTTAGCGTGTCGCTGTGAGTTTGATAGTGAGGTCGTAACAGGGGAGGTCTTGCGACCCGATCGTTGCGATGGATGGTTGTCCATTGATGACTGCAATGTCGGAGCCGAGAATTTGGTCGGCGACGCCAAGGATGTAGTCGGTTGAGTCTTGGTTGCCGGGTGGCGCACCAAGGATTCGAATAGTGATTGTGACGTCGGAAACTTTGGATGTTGGGTTTGCACCGAACGATTCAAACGACGGCAACTCAATAAAGACGGTGAGCGGTCGTGCGTTGCGTGGATCGGTGACGGGTTTGAGCCCGAGCGCGGTAAGTGATGCGGCGACCGTGTTGATCGCATCTGTGAAAATGCCTGCCATGTTAAGCGCACTGCGATCTCTTAACGCCAAGCAACTGGTTGACGCGACCCAATGTCATTAGCGGTGGGCCGCTCATGTCTTGGAACGATGCGTAACTGTCTCCAGTTGTGCCCCGTTCACGGTAAAGCCCTGCCGCGTAAAGCGTGGTTCCCAATAGCACTGAGCCATCAGGCGCACTGGTCAAATTATCGTGATAGCCCGCGGAAACCCTGCGACGAAAACACCATGCGTTTGCGGCCGCAACACAAGTTGTGAGAAACGCTGTGTCGTTAGCAGTTGCGGACGAGATGCCAAGAAACTCTTGAACGGCGGCCGTGGTGGTCCAACTGCAACTCTGGGTCCAATTTACGGTTCCAGTCGCTGAAGATCGCGGATAATTGTCGAAGTTTGATTTGACAAGTAGTTGATTCGTGATGGTGACTTCGTAATCAAATAGGAAGTCACCTTGTACGCCGATACCAACAAACCCAAAAGTAGGGACAGCCTGAACGATGTAAGTCGCATCAAAATTGTTTCCTACGCCCGCAACTACAATCGTTTGACCGATCGTTATGTCTGTGGCCTCAAGAGTCTGGATCACGGCGTAGTCGTCTACACGCTGAGCGTGAGTGACGGTGAATACAGCCATGATCCAGTTCCTCTCTTAGTTTCCGTCTATCAGACGAAAGCGGCCTTGATGCTGAGTTCTGGCGAAACGACCTTCGATGCCCAGTAGCCACGCACTGCAATCTGCCTGCTGAGTTGGGAGGGCTGTTCCACGGAAATTAGGCCCTTATTCAATTCGAAACTCTCAAGGGCACGCGGATCAAGGATGGTCATGCCAGCCGAGGTCAAGTTGCGGTCAACGACAACGCGCAAACCAAAAGCAAATGCGCCTTGGGTTGATGCGACATTGAGTGAGCCGTAAGCGTTCATTGGGCCGACCTGTGGGAACAACGGACGGTCCGCGGTATCGGACAGACTGCCCATCAACTTCCAGACGTTTGGCGACACAGCGAGGACGGACGGCAAGTTGCCATTCGAGCCAGTCAAGATGTCAGCGGCGGCGGTGTACATCCACTCAACCCAGTAAGCCGGGTCAGCAAGCGAAGCGTTTGCAAAGTTGTTGCTGTTGGTGGTGCCAGTCTGCAATTCCGAGCAAGCGAGCAGGTCGGTGCGGTCCATGTAGACCCTCATCATGTCGTCAAGCAACGGTCCGAGTGCTTCAGGCTGTGACCAGTCGATTGCGGCTTCGCTGATTTCAACGTAGCCACCCTGAATTGTCTTAGTGATCTGCACGTCGTTGATTTCGAATTGCGACGCAGTGATGGTCGTGTTCTGTGTGGCGGTGCCTACTGAGTTGTGGACCGACACCACTGGCCGAATGAAGACTGAGCCTCCCTGCGGCATTGGGCGCAGTGTGGTTGCATCCACTAACGGGCGTGAGCCGACAAACGTGTTCACCACATTTTGAATGATGGGGGTCGGGATCACACCGGGTAGATCAGGTGTCGTTACATTTGGCGCGGCGGCGCGAATGTTTTCGTTGAGTTGTGCAAAATCACTACCGCCACGGACGAATGCTGAGATGTATTCGCTAACGGATGGCAATTTGAATTCGCGCTTGGCGGTTGCGTAAATCGGCTGAGTCGCGATTGCGGCTTCAACGGTTGTGGGTTCTGACATGGTTTCATCCTCCTCGGATGGTGTTGGTTGTGGTGTTTCTGTTGGGATTTCTTCGTCGGGTTCGTCGGCTTGGGCCACGAGGTCGCGTATTTCTGCGCCCGAAAACGCTGGAACGGCGACCAGTGACAATTCGACGAGATTAGCGCGGGTGACAACGGTGGCTTTCAGTTCTTTGTCATAGTGCGATTCTTGAACTTCTGCGCCAACACTGACGGCGTCGTATGCACCCGATCGGATTAGTTCTACTGCGTCGGCTGATGCGCGAGTGCGTGCGAAGGTCGCGGTGAAGCCTAGGCCTTCTTCCATATCGGCGAGAGCGTTAACGGTGCCTCGTAACTGTCCGAGGTCGTGTCCTTCAATCAGTTTGGCGGCTTTCTGATTGACGTCAAAAGCACCGCGAGCGAACGCCACTTTCTGCCCTCCCTGAACTACTGCGGTAGTGGGAGCCCAAGGGACTGCAATTCCAGATATTGACGCTGGTGCGTCGTCTTCTGATTTTGCAAAGTCCAGTGTTGGGATTTCTGCGGTAAAGCGAATCATGCCATTTCCTCTGATCTGCGTTCTTCTGCTGATGGTTCGTAAGCAACATTTGCCAACTCGTTTTCGGCGAGATAGTCCTCAATGTCAAATTCGACATAACGGCCACGAGGCAAAATGTTGTTCATGCTTAAAGTCTGCTCAATGCAGTCCAAATATTGTTTTGCGCCGAACAGGTAAAGGTCTTGTCGTGCGGACTGTGCGTTTTGGTAGGTGTAACCCTGCACGCCAATACCCAAAAGGTATGCGGGAATTCCAGTGGCCCGAGACAGTTCTAATGCTTGGAATTGTCGCGCTTCGACCAATTGTAAACGATTTGGGTCGCTGGAAAATTCCTTAAATGTGACGACGCTGTTCAGGGCCGCGATAGCCGATGTCTGTCGGGCGTTACGCCAAGCGGCGGCAAGTTCACCAAGGTCTTCGGCTGACATTGGTTCGGATGCGTCGGTTTGCTGAAGCCACCCGGCGGCGATCTCATTTACTGCGAAACGGTCCGCGGACTGTTGAAGTTTTATTGCTGTGGCGATTGCGCGGTTGCCCGTGTAAAGCAAACCTTGCGTCGGTGCCAAGAACTGGATCACGTCATCGGTGTTTAGTTGTATGCCGTTAAACATGATGTCGTTAGAAGGTCCGAAACGCTGTGCGGTTTGCTGGTCGCCAAGGCTGACCATGGCGGCGGGGAGCCATTCAAACGAAAGCGGACGGCCCGTCGCTGAGGATCGGCTGGTGACATACCAAAAGCCCTGTCCCCACAAAATGAGGTCCGTTACAAGTTGCGAGAAAATGAAGTTTCGAGTCACGCGCGGATCGG